CTGTCTTTCCCTAACCCACCCTACTAATGCACACCATTGTCAATGGTTCAGCGCTTTTGGGGCTTTAAATGAGGAAACATGCCTCCTCGGCACCGCCTCGTTATCACACTCTTTCTCCCTCCTTAGGGATGGCCTTCACGACGGCCGACGACACACTTTCTTTACAGCACAGAACAAGGTCTGTGTGAAGTACTTGACCCAACACCCTCAGTGAATCCATTGAGGAACCTTAAACCCCTTATACAGACCGTTTAAACGATTCTCACGACCTCTATAGACTTCTGCTTGACCTTCTTCCGGAAGGTCAACCCAAGTTGTCGTCTTAGAGTTCGTGAGTACCACGGTGGTATAAGTGGGTAGCCCATAAATCCTTTGGGCGTGTTGGTCTAGCGTCAGGAGTGGGACGCGAATTGAAAGGGGGGGGGGATAGAAAACCGGAGGTGTACAGTTTTCGATACTATCCTTGCGACATAAGCTAGGATGCTCATATCGAGGATGTATTTGGTCGTCCGATGACATGAATCTTTCACCAAAGAACTTCTTCATCATATCAAAAGTTGTTCTAAGGTAAGAAAATGCCCATCGACGATTCCTCCGGTAGCGGATAGAGGGGGGAGGGGGAGAACTGAGATCGAACTCACGCTTGATATTCCTGCGTTCCTTCCGAGGAAGGTGAGTTCGAAGAGGTGTGACAGTGGCGTCATAAGCAGTTGAATGCCTAAACGTCCTACACTTATTCTCACCGCACACTGGGTTTAGCCAGTGTTGAGAATCTGTGTAGATATGGCCATCACGGAATATAGGAACCGTCCGTGAGACCACCTGTCGTCCGTGCCAATACTTAACATGTGCACGGATCACCTCTTTGTCAATTTGATTGACAATCTCAAGGTAGTCAGCTGTTGGAGCTGGAGCTACCACGACCGGTATAGACCGATCGGTCCCTGAAGAAGGGAAAGGGGGAGGAGGAGACACGATGAGTTTTCGGACCCATCGGCGTTTTAGGAGTGGGATGGCGAGAGAGTTGGGGATTGTCGAGGCTGTCAGACCACGGATGATGATTTCGTACCTCATCACATGGTTTATCAACCAAAGCTTTGTTGAATCTTTCATCAACGCAGAGCCCGCAATAATCTCTCCCATCAAGTCACCACCGGTCTGTCTATTGGGGCGAAGGAAAGAGAAGAAGGACTTCGGTATGAAAGTCCCGTGAGAGTAGTCGAAACACTCGGAGTTTAATTCTCCAAACCGACTAGATACTCCCGTCTTCTCCTCCTGCACGATAAGTCCAAAACGTGATGTAACTTCTCTCCAGCGAAGGAAGAAAGCTTTATCACCGCAAAATAGACAATCGTCGCCATTAAACCGACCGATCCGATGACAGTTATGGGAATTGCTCGAACATGCCTTCGAGCAATTATGGTTAGGTCTCGCCATTTCAAAACACGCCTTGTTTAGTAAACACAAGAGCGGGAATGAAACGAGATTACCCATCATGCTACCACGCA